ATCATAACTCAAACGCGCACATCCCCCAAGCTACAAACTATATAGCTCAAACATACGCACGCTCTGTTTGGGCTATTTGTCATTTAGACATGTGGCTTCACGTGTGAATAGCGACTTGCTTGTAGTCCTATATGTGGTATAATAAAGGCTGTAAACAAAGAAGAAAACAGCTAGTGGTTGTAATAGATGATGTGTGTATGTGTCATATGCACACTGTATACATGAGAGGAGGAGTATGTGTGGAATGTACTATACGTGTTAGCTGCATTAGCTGTGGCGTGGTATATCAATGTGAATGATCCACCTGCACAAGTGCAGTACTGCAACTGGCGTGCGTCTGTTGATGAATGCAACTAAGGGAGATATACAATGAATATGTTATCATTGAGTGAGATCGCTGCTAATCAAACTGCTAAGGTGTTCGAGGATGTTGACAAGATGCGTCAACTAGTGCCATCGTTGTTTGCTACTAATCCACATCCACGCATGAGTGGTAAGTATGCGTTCACTAATACATATGACATACTGCTACACATGCACAACCGCGGCTATCGTGTAGCTAGCATCATGGGTGGTGGTACATCGTTCCGTAAGGTGTTAGTACGTATGCGTAATGACAAACACCGAGTAGATCAGCGTATGCCTGAGATGTGTGTGCTTGATAGTCATGATGGTAGTACACCTATCAAACTAGCGATAGGCTTCCTCGATGGCGTGTGCTTGAATGGTATGATAGCAGGCGACTTCTTCTATGCGCGTCGTTATTTGCATAGAGTGCCAGATCTCATGCAACAGATCATGCTTGAGTTAGATGATGTAGGTGAACACATCACACGTATGAACAAACGCCTCGACGAGTATACAGCGTATACAACTACAACAGCCGACCGCATTCGTGTGTGTGACGCTGCAATAGCTGCTCGCTGGGGTACTGGTAAAGAGGTAGACGAGGGCTTCAAAGCTATGTTGCGTGCTAAACTGCTCGCACCACGGCGCAATGAAGATCGCAGTGATACACTGTATAAAGTAATGAACGTAGTACAGGAGAATACACTGCGTGGTGGTCAACACTACGTATCTAACAATCGCATGAACAGCATACGCCCTATTGCTGCTGTTGACCGCAACGTGAAAATCAATCAAGCTATCTGGACTGCTGCTGATGAGATATTATTAGCTGCTTAGTATATGTCACAATCGTCTGTCATCTTCGATGACATCCTATTGTGTTCGCCGCTCGCTTACAGCGAGCAACGAAGGTCCGGCCCGCTGCGCGTGCCGGGTTGTGTATATCTGTTATAGGTGAGAGGAGAGGAGACTATGCTAGCGCAGGATTGGCTATATGGCGATCGTGCACGTAGTAAGTACGACAGCTTTGTTGAGCGTCACCTTAAGCTACCAATCAAGTTCAACCCACACTCGTCGCTAGCTGTGCTTAATACACTCGCGGAGCGCATCGTCTTCACAGACGATGTGCCTTCGCTTTTGTATGAGATGCATGACAACAAGCAGCTAACATTCGATGGCATGTTATCAACTGCTAAGTTGCCATATGACTGTTTCTGGCTTGAGTACACATCACGCATAGGCATAGGTGACGTTGATGAGATTGAGTATGCTAAGTATGGCGCACTTATACAGCGTGTAGGTCTGAATGCTGTACGCATGTACATCATCACAGGCTTGAAGCTCAAGTTGCCTACTGAGACATTCGATAAGTCATGCTCACTAACACAGATCATCGAGTTTGATGATTGGCCTCCTACTGTGCGTGATGTGAATGGCCGCATGATGCTACGCTTCTCTGTGCTGTGGGCGTTCAATGAGGATAAGCTAAAGAAGAACACGCCGCATATTGCTGAGTTGGGTAGCGTAGTGAGTGAGATCATCTTCGGCATCTTCCTAGTAACACAACCGAAGATATACAGTGTAGACACGGTAACATGGAAGGACAGTCATAAGCGTGCACGTGCACTCAAGGACAAGCCTCCCTTGTTAGAGTATCGCAAGCTCAAGCTACACATCGGTAAGACACACAAACACTACGCGCAGCGGCCCGCCATCCGCAGCGTACCTAGCGATAGCACTGATAGCGTGGCAGCTATCCAACATCGTCGCTACCACAAGGTGATGGGTCACTTTCGTCACTACGTCGATCACGACCCACCACATACAACATGGATAGAGCCACACTACCGTGGTGATCCATCACTAGGTGTCACATTCACTGAGAGGGATGTAAGCAAATGACTAAGTATGTAAGAGATCGCGAATGTATGTCATGTGGCAACAAGTTCACTGCACCTGTTGTCATGTCATCACACACTAGCAACTTATCTGGTGAAGCTACTGTGTGGTGTCCTAAGTGTGCTAGCCGTTCTGTCGTATCACATCCTGTTAGAGAGGAGATAGCAAATGAGCATAAGCTACATACTAATCCTGTTTGACCACGAAGCAGCTATAACAGGGGAGAACTTAGTTGTTGATGTTGCTACTGATGTTGGCAAGCAAGTATCACTCAACATCCTTAGGCAGGCACTCACGACGCTTGAACAGGAGGATGATGGTGGAGAAGCCGAATAGTGATCGTGTATGGCTGCAACCAGGGACACGCGCACAGATGCTGATCTATCGCACTGAGAGTAAGACATGGCAAGTGTGGACTGCTACTAGCTCACGTGTAGGCGATAGTAGGCTGTGGCTAGGTACGTACATGGAGCTATACCCTGATGGCGCATGTATACAAGTCAATCGCACTGCAACTGAAGAGACTGCAATCATGGTTCGTCCTAAGTTCATACATGAGGAGCGTACACAATGATGACACCACTCGTCACTACACAAGTCACAGACATGGACGTAGCTCGCATGGAGTTCGTCAACAAGCTTAACAGCCACATACTCGCGTTGCGAGAGGAGTTGCGTATCAATGAACTTATCTTGGAGAGTGTACTACAGTCTATTAGTTCACAGACTGAAACGATGGCTCAGATGAATATGCAGATACACGCTGATCGTGTGAACTCTGCACATCATCGTCCACTGATTAGCAATGAGGAGTTGCTAACTAAGCTGCAAGTAACATTGCAGAAGACTAACGGCTCTGATCAATCTTAACCACTACATCTCTGTGAGAGGAGAACACTACAATGACTAAGCTCGTATGCTTCTACAACAATGGTGACTTCGACACCCGCTCATTCACTGTAATGGGCTTGAGTGCTAAGACAGGTGAAAAGCCTATTGGCTTCTTCGGTACTGGCTTCAAGTATGCCATTGCCACGCTGCTGCGTGAAGGCGTCAAGGTGAAGATGACTGTGCGTAATCCATATGCACATGATGATGACTATTACACAGTGTATACCTTCTCAACCAAGCCTGACTGCTTCCGTGATCAGGAGTATCAGTCTGTTCACTGCTGCATTGAGGATGCCAGCAATGAGTATGAGCCACGCTTCATTGAATTGCCATTCACTACACACTTAGGTGCTAACTGGTCGCTGTGGCAGGCGTATCGTGAGTTGTTCACTAACGCTCGCGATGAGGGTGGTGGTGTGATGGCTGTTAGTGACACATTCACCAAGCCTGCTGATGTATGCGTGTATGTAGAGCATGAAGCCTTCAACCGTATACATGCTGAGCATGATAAGTACTTCATCAGTGAGGTGCCTACGCTGTGTCTATCATCTGACATGCGTTGTGTCGCTCGCGTTGAGAAGAGTGACAACGTAGTCTATTACCGTGGCATGTATACAGGTACTAAGCTCGACAAGGAGACGTACTTCACCTACGACTACATGTCACATCAGAAGCTCACCGAGGATCGTACACTCGCCGACACATGGAACATCCGCGGTGACATCAGTGAGATATGGCAACATCACATGTCATACGACATGCTCATTGAGAACCTGCCATACATAGCCAAGTCACACTACTTTGAGAGCCAACTCAATGATTACTCATACGGCCCTTGTCCTGACTTCATCGCTGCTGTCAAGCATCTGGTTGCTACACATGTACCTATCCCTATGTGGGCAATGACTGTGTACACACGTAGCTTGCCGTTCAATAAGCAGATCGACAAGTACAAGCTCGATGCATACCAGAAGACACTACTCGACCGCGCTATACGTGTGATGAAGCACCTCGATATGATCGTTGATAAGAAGCTCGTCTATCCGTGCGTCTCACTACCTGATGAGGTGTTAGGCATGTATCGTGATGGTCACATGTACATCAGCAAGGGTGCGTTCGACAAGGGCTTCACCTGTCTACTGGGTACATTGTATGAAGAGTGGCTACATCACACTACCAAGTGTGAAGACATGACACGTGAGATGCAGAACAAGCTCATCGACCGTATAGCTACGCTCATGGATCGTATCTACACGGTTGACAAGGGGTTCTAATGTCTACGCTGCTGTGGTGGTGGTACTATAGTCGTACCATCATCACACTGCACCTGCTCATGATGCTGCCTATCGTATGCACACTGTATATGTGGAGGAGATGGATGACTAAGGATATGCCTGATCATGTAGCAGCTAATCGTGTAGCCAACAAGACGAAGCGCACTAAACGCTTGCGTGGCAGTAGTGAGCGTAGTGAGTTCTATGACGTATTCCGTCGCATAGACATGCACAACGGAGACAAGGAGGTGTGTTGGGAGTGGCGTGGTGCTCACGGCCTAGGTACACGTCAAGAGTGGCGACCTCGCGTAGCTATAGACAACAAGCACTACTACGTCTATCGCGTGGTCTATCAACTATACACAGGCCACACGCTCGCCAAGCACGAAGTTGTCCGCCACACATGCGACCATTCATGGTGCTGCAACCCGCATCACATGCTGGTAGGCACACAGGCTGACAACGTAGCTGACATGCTCGACCGTGAGCGTGTGGGTATCAAGCATTACCACGTCAAGCGTATCATGGAGATGCTTGAGATCGGCTGCACGGCTGAGTTCATCAGTCGTAAGATGCGTGAGGGCTACGACATGCAAATCGACCCTAGCATGGTACGCAAGATACGTATGCGTACAGTGTACAAGCATATACCGTGGCCTTGGGGTGACAACTACGCAACTGCACGTCGTGCTAGACTAGCTAAGCTGCGAGCAGAGTGAGAGTGACTTGCTTGTAGTTCTACATGTGTTATAATAGTACTATTCACAAAGAGAGGAGACTACAATGGCTAAGGCTAAGGCTAAGACTACGCTTGATGACTTAGTACCACTTGAGGCACGTGTTACACAGTGTATACGTGGCTTCCCAACGCCTGCTACTACACAAGATGCAATAGACCGTGCTGCTGCTGAGTATCTAGTTGCCAACTTGCTACGCCAGCAAGCTGACAAACGCTTTGAAGCTGCTAAGCGTACCATCGTCGAAGCTCATGAGCAGGACATTGCATTGTTACGCAATGAAGCTGCTGAGACTATGATGAAGGTGACTAAGAGTGTAATGGGTGTTGATTGGTCTATACAGATTGCAGTCAACAAACCTGTTACTACTACTAGCGCCAGCGACTTGCGTACTGCGTTGATCAAGCTCGGTGTGAGTGCCAAGCTGATTGATGAAGCTACTAAGAGTGCTGAGAAGAAGTACACTCCCGCTCTATCTATCACTGCACAACGCGAATAGGGTACTGCCAATGGACGACGATAACAAAGTCGTCAAGCTGCGCCAGCCTCAGGTGGATAAGCCTGCGGCTGGCGTTGCTGCTGATGATCCTATCAATCCCAAGTCTATCCTCAACATGACTGACGTTGAACAGGACATGTTGTTGCAGCAACTGCGCGAACGTCGCATGAAGGCTGTTGAGATACTGAAGCGCGCAGACATAGCACGTCGCGAAGCTACCACTGTAGCCATCGCTATCCGCATTGAGAAGAAGGCTGAACAAGTACAACGCCAAGTGGAGAAGGCCGACAAAGCCCTTGAGAAGCTTGAAGAATTGATCTACTGTCTACGTGCACTCGCACTGCAACACACCGATGTAGACATAACCAAGCCAGCAGGCACAACATGAGCATCCCACCTGTAGCTCGTCAGCGGCTCGATGTTGTACGCACACAGCAAAAGTTGCGTAAGCATAAGAGTATCTCACACTACATGCCGCTACTACTGCAAGCTGCTGAACGTATCCCACTCATACGTCAGCTAACACACAACGACGACACAGGCACACTTCGCTTCCTCTACCAAGGTCGTCGCATTCAGTACTACATCACCACCCACCGACTACTCATCTGCAACGCTCTCGGATATACGACGTATATCTACGAACCACAGCAGATGATCGAACTCATCCTCACAGCTAATGCTAACTCATTCCAAATGGAGACTGACGATGGTGAACTACGTCCAACGGGCGCGCGACGTGCGTCTTACACTCCGTACCCTCGGCATGGAGGCAGGCACTCTAAAGACACTTGAGCTACTTGCAGAAGACAACGAGATGCTGCGCCAGGAGATGGCCTCACTCGTAGAGGCTATGAACAAGATGGCAGACATCGTAGCTGACATCGCTACTGTAGGACAGAAGCTGAAGGGTGATTGGGAGAAGGTCCGCAAAGACATGCACCCAAATAGCGAAGCAGGGAAGGATATACAGTGAATACATCACATGATGAAGATCGCGTGCTGTCACCTGTAGAGCTAGCCTCATACTTAGGCTGCAGCATCCCAACACTCGATAGATGGCGTAATCGTGGTGGCGGTCCACCGTTCATGAAGATAGGCAAGCGTCGTATCGGCTACTTGTGGTCATCGTTGCAAACATGGTTGGAAGCTAACGAACACACTAGCACGAAGGAATACACTAATGCTGATCAGGCGCACAACTGATACATCGCTGCCGTGGGTTGACTACTCTACTATGACTGCAATCAACACATGTCCTAGATGGGGCCTCATCAACTCATGGCACGGTAAGCATCTCAGTGCTGGTGTAGAACGTGTGCTACCGCTTGAAGCTGGTCGCGCTATGCATGATGTGTTCGCTGCCTGCCGCTTCTTCGACCTTATACATAGTATAGGTGTAGGTGATAAGCCTGACTACGATGGTATCGTACTCAAGCGTATATTCGAGTATGCTACCAAGCTGTTCGCTACTAAGGAGAACCCACTCCGTTGGCAGCAGGCATTCTCTTACTACTTGAGTGGTGAAGATGAGATCACCCGCTGTATGCAGATGTGTCTCAACTTGCTAGAGACAAGTGGCTACTACGACGATGCACGTGACAACAAGCGTACTATGTCTAACCTCGAAAGTGCTGCAATCAACTACATCCAACGCTACCCACTAGGTCGCTTCATACCCATCATGACCGATGAGTTCATAGGTGTAGAGGTGCCATTCGATGTTACTCTGCATGATAGTCGCGACAATCCTCTTATGCGCTTCATTGGTCGTGTGGATGGCGTATGTCTTGATACTATGCGGCCTAACGACACAACACCTGAGGTACATGAGAACAAGACGGGTAGTCGTATTGACACTGTGTGGTCTAACAGCTTCGACACTAGCCATCAAGTCACAGGTTACTGCATTGCACTATCGTGTGTGCTGGGACTACCAGTTCGCAACGTAGTGATGTGGGGCTTGCAGCTACCTGTGCCTAAGTCGTCAGCTTACAGCGACGGCATCATGCGCTACCCTACATCACGTGATGAGAGAGCATTCCATGAGTGGAAGACGTGGGTACACCATACGCTGCTTACGATTGAGGTATACGAGCATGATCCTGTTAATGCTCCTATGTATACACATAGCTGCAACCGTTACTTTCGTTCTTGTTCGTTGATCCCGTTCTGTTGTGAGAGTGACAGAGACAAGCGACAACACATGTTCGATCATGAGATGACTAGCGAGCGTTGGTCACCTCTAGCAGAGACACTCGATCCCTAACGTCGCTTGCTTGTAGTCCTACATGTGCTATAATAGTACTTGTAGATGAGAGGAGATGCTATGGATATTGTTATTGAGAAGCCTACTGACACACTCACACGCATATCAATGCTGCTGTGGGGTGACAGTGGGAGTGGTAAGACTACGTTAGCTGCGACCGCTCCAGGGCGTAAGCTGTTCATCATGCTTGACCCTGATGGTGACATGAGCATTCGCAACATGCCTGACTGGTCACGTGTATACTTAGCTAATGAGAAGTCAGTTGACATCGTGAAGGAGGGAACGAAGCCTGACCCTTACACACTGTATAACCAACTTGCCAACTTCGACACTGTGATAGTTGATAGCCTCACCAAGTTCTCTGAACATGCACTACGTCATGCTGTCAACGTAGCACCTAAGTCATCCATTGAGAACCCAGGCATGAACGGCTACGGCTTGCGTAATACATACGTAGGCGCATTCGTGTCTAACATGTTGCGTATCACTGGTATGCTGAACAAGCACTTGATCATGATCACACATGAGAAGGATGGAGATCGTAATAGTGATGGTGGCTTGATAGGTGTGGGCATGATGCTGGGTGGTCAGCTACCTAACATCACGTCGAAGGACATCAGCGAGGTGTGGAACATGCGTGATCAGGGTGGCAAACGCTATATCGCTATACGTCCTGAACGCTTACGCTCACCAATGAAATCACGCATGTTCGATATGACTGGCAACACTGCATTCGAGTGGCGTTATAACAGCAACAAGTTAGAGGGGCCGACTATATCTGACTGGTGGTCTACATATACCACTAATGGATACACCAAGCTGCCCGTCCCCAAGTAATAGTGCCACTAGCTATAGTGGTACACCGCAACACACGTGCCAGCTTTAGTGGCTTGCTGGTTCCGCCGTGTGTGTATAGAGTATCAAGCCACTTAACAAGAGGAGTACTACAATGGGCTTGTTGACCTTTAGCTCTAACATCGCAGATGCTGAAGCTCCCCCGCAGTTACCAGCGGGTGAGTACAAGGCGATCTGCACTGCTGCACAAGACAAGATTGCAGCATCATCTGGCAACCCGATGCTGACGCTCACCATGCAGGTGCCGCGTTCGGAGTTTCCTGCTGACTTCGACCCAGGTGACGGCGTTGATGAGTTGACGTTCACTCTGAACGTGGTGTCACGTGACATCCCGACTGATCGCTGGCGCATGAAGAACACATGTAAGGCGTTCGGTGTGCCGATGTCCAACAACATCGACCCCAACGACTTCGTGGGCCGTGAGTGCCGTGCGCGTGTTCGCATGGGTAAGGACTTGGAGAAGAACGACCGTGCAGAGATCGGTCAGGTGCTACCACTCTAGCACTTGCACACTGTATAACTGCTCGCTACACTACTGCTAGGTGGTTGCAATAACGCGGCCACCTAGCAGATCATCACAACTCTTACAAGAGGTATTCCGATATGGCTACACCAGCACGATCTACCGCTTCCTCTTCTTACTCTGGCAACGCCGGTAAGAAGAACAAAGACCGCGCACCTCAGAAGCGCACGTTCCACTTCTTCATGCGTGTTGTTGACGAACAGGGCAACGTCATCCCTGGTGCGAAGTTGCAAGTTGATCGCATCATCAGCGATGCACGTAAGGTGATTGAGTTCATGGATACTCCTGATTACGCCAACCTCGGTCTGACCCGTGTTAAGCATGAGGTCATCGCTAACAAGCGTGGCGAGGAAAGCGATGGAGCTTCGTCTGTTGGCTAGTTCTACTCCTCTCAATAGCTGACAGCTAAGCAGCGCCGCGTACTCTACCCCCATTGAGTGCGCGGCGTTTGTCATTCATAGCTGCGAAACATAGCAGCGTAGGAGAACATCAATGGACTTAGACGCAGAGCAACTGCGAGCGGTTGATCTATGTGTAGATGCTAGTAAGCGTCTAGTAAGTGTGACAGGTGAAGCTGGCACTGGTAAGACTACAATCATTAAGCAGACATGCGATAGGTTGACTGCGTTACATAAGACGTTCACCATCGCTGCTCCTACAGGTAAAGCTGCACGGCGTATACGTGAAGCGACAGGCTACCCAGCACAGACAATCCACAAGCTGCTTGAGTTTAATCGTCCTGAGATGGATGATGACACTGGCGAAGCTACGACAGTTAGCAAGCCTAACCGCGGACGTGGGCATCCACTTGAGGAGGATGTAGTAGTAGTTGATGAGTACGCTATGGTCAGCACAGGTCTACATCGTGACCTCGTTGATGCTATAGGTACAACAACTCAACTGCGTGTGTTCGGTGACATACGACAGCTACCACCCATTGAGAACAACGACCTACACGATCCAACATCGCCGTTCGCTAAGTGCCTAGCGATGCCTAACACCGTTACATTGCACAACATCTACAGACAGGAGGAGGGCAATGGTATCATTGAGGCTGCACGGCGTATCAACCGCGGAGAGTTCTTTTCGAGTAACACGGATGTACGGCTACGGCTTAACGACAGTGTTCTTTACAGTCTATACGACATGCTCAAAGACGATAGCGTCGATTGGCGTTCATTGGATAACCAAATCATCTCCCCTGCACGTAAATCCGACATCGGGACTGTTCGATTGAATAGCGTACTACAAACCAAGTTCAACCCTGAGATGCCTCACAAGCTTGAGCTACCACGCAACAAGTGGGAGAAGAAGAACCGTGTGTTCGTCAGCATAGGTGACAAGGTTGTATGTAACACCAACTCATATGACCTACGCGATCATGAAGAACGCTACGGTGAGTATACACCTGATGGTCTAGGTGTACGTCACACGTTCATGCCTGCACCAGAGACAAAGCAAATGCTCAATGGTGAGGTAGGTGTAGTCAAAGACATTGATGAGCTAGGTGTAATAGAGATTGACTTCGGTGATCGTGTAGTAGAGTTACCGCCTAGTATCAACGACTACAACACACGGCGTGGCTACTTCTATCAGTACGACCCACGCAAAGCTATCGAACTAGCCTACGCTCTCACTACTCACAAGTGCCAAGGCTCGCAGTATGACCGCGTGTGCTACATCATGGCATCGTGTGCGTTCTTCAACCTATCACGTCCCAACTTCTACACAGGCATCACACGTGCAATGAAGCATGCGACAGTTGTAACTGATCAACGCTCATTCGCTACGTCACTGCGTAGCATGGGCTGGAAGCCGAAGGGGAAGAGGTAATGGGTATACGTCGTATACTTCCAATCGGTACACACCTACGTCAGTGTATACTATGTGGCTACCCAATCGCTGCTATGAGTGATGAACCTACTGCACATGAACTCGCGTGTATTGAGGAGGTTGTGCACCAGTTCATCGATGCACACAGGGAGGAGAAGAAGGATGACGATCAACGAACTACGTGAGCGGTTCTCACAACAAGCACAGTCTGCTGGTCTAACAGTGGAGTGTGCAATGGGCGGTATAGTAGGTGCTACGCTGGCTGTGATCGCGGAGGCACCCGGACGCAATGAAGTAGCTCAAGGTCTACCACTCGTAGGTGGTGCTGGCAACATTCTATGGAAAGCCATTCGTACTCATGCCCCGGAGGTAAAGCGACATGAATGCTACGTGACAAATGTAGTAAAGCGTCAGGTACAGTTCGGTGTAGATGATACAGGCAACCGCAAGCCTGTGGGTAAGCATGAACTGGTTGCATGGCAAGACCTATTGATGTGGGAGCTACGTCACTTGCCTAACCTACAACACGTACTCCTACTCGGCAACTACGCAGTCGAAGCTCTCTGTGGTAAGAAGGGTATCACGTCGTGGCGTGGTAGTGTACTTGAGACTAACGTGGGTAACCGTGACATCACCGCTGTGTGTACATTCAACCCAGCATTCTGCGCTCGCGATCCTATGGCGCACATCATC